CAGTATTGCCAGAAGACTCAGAGTGGTTGTCTGATATACTAAACGAAGCAACAAGTTTTCCGAATGCTTCGCACGATGATACACTTGACCCGATGATGGACGCCGTATCTGATATGCTAATCGAAAAACAGCGGCCAAGTTACGCCGATCTACTATAGGACATAACATGCCCAGCTTCCCCCGCAGATTCGCAGACGGCATCACCAGCCTGACAAGCAAGCTGGCTAACCGGCGCAACGCCCAGTCAAGCAACCGCATGACCAGTAGCCGCGTTGACTGGGATGAGCTGCGGGCGATCTATAAAACGGGCGTAGGCAGCAAGATCATTCGCATCAAGTCCGGCATTGCGCTGAACGACACGCTGCAATTTGATAGCACAAACGACAAAGAATATTACGAAACTCGTTTGCAGCAGCACGTTAAAAAACGCGTGCAAATTCATGCTGTCATTCGGTCGCGGGCTGATTGTCATCCAAGAGCCTGGCGCGGATCTTAGCCAGCCATTGCCAGCAATCAACGACTGGTCGCGGGTCAATTACCAAGTGTTCAGCGGCGACATGGTGTACGTCCAGAGCATCGAGTACAACCTGTCCAGCCCTAACTATTACAAGCCCCAGGCGTACAGCGTGCGCGGGTTCACCATCCACCCGAGCCGTGTGGTTGACATGACCTACGTTCAGCCCGTTGAGTTTGACGCGCCTGAATACTTCTTCGGTGGCATTTCTGAGTTTGAGCTTATCCGCAATGAGCTGGTATCCGACCAGGTGATTCAGCGTGCAGTACCGGCCATTCTGGAGAAGTCATCGACACTGTTTTACAAGGTGGACGGGTTCAAAGAGCTACTGGCAGACCGCAAGTCTACTGAGCTGGTGGAATACTTCTCACAACTGGAAAGCCTGCGGTCCATTTACGGCGCGGGTATCGTTGACAAAGAAGACGAGATTGAAGTACACGCACAGTCACTGAGCAACCTTGCTGAGTCCGACATGATTACCCTGCGCCGCCTAGCCATGGTTACGGGGCTTTCCCTGTCCACGCTAGTAGGTGAGCCACCCAAAGGTTTAAACGGCAGCGGTGAAGGTGACAGACAGGTTGATATGCAGACGATCAAAGGGCTTCAGTCCGAGTACCTGCTAGACAAGATCAACCGGCTGATGACTATGCACGGGCGCGGGCGTGTGTGGTTCAAGGAGAACCAAGGCCAGACTGACAAAGACCGCATCGCGCAAGAGACTGAGGTGGTCAAGAATGCTTTGATCTTGTGGCAGATGGGCATGGACTACGAGAAGTATTTGGAAGACAACGGCGTGATCGAGAATGATCCGTGGGACACGATGTTTAGCAAGCCGGACGACGACCCCGAGCCTACGCCTGAGCAGGGCGGCATGAGTCTTGAGCAGTTGATGGGTGGCGACGGTGAAGCGTGAAGTAAGCGCCCCCAAAGGCGCAACCATCAAAGCGCCTGAGCCGCCTAAGTCAGAGATCCGCCAGTTCGGTAACGCCATTGAGTACATGGTAGACCAGATGGCACAGCGCTGGCGGACGCAGATATTCAGCGAGTTGAATCAGGATACGGTTGCCAAGTTCGCGGACTCAGTAGCCATGCAAGACGCCAAGCAATCCGGTAACTTTGCCAAAGTGTTTCTAGCCATGGCGGCACGTGTACAGCGCAAGCTATTAAAGCAGTTCGACGGCAAGCGTCTTGACAAGATGACCAACAAGTACACCGGCAAGGTCAACCGGCGCAACCAGTCAGAGTTCTACCGGCGCGTGTCTGCAAGCGTGGGGATTAGCCGTGAAGAACTTGAAGCTACCGAGGGCCTAACCTTCCAGATCAACGCCTTCCAAGCCGAAACCCAGCAGTGGGTAAAGAAGATGCGCGACGATACGTTGCAGATGTGGACGAGTAACACTCTGCGGCAGATGGCCGAAGGCAAGGGGCTGCCGGAGATATTAAGCCAGTTCGACGGCATGGTAGAGCAGCGCAAGGGACATGCCAAGATGGTGGCGCGTACACAGATTGCTACGTTCAACAGCTTGACCAGCAAGGCAAGGGCGCAGAACTTGGGGATCACTAAGGCGCGGTGGGTTATTGCTGACCGAGAGAGGTCAAGGCCCAGTCACCGCAGTCGCAGCGGCAAAGAGTTTGTTTGTCAGAAGGTCTTTATGATTCAGGAGACGGCAAGACGCTATTGCCTGGCACCGACTACCAATGCCGCTGCGACTATGAAATGATAATCCCAGAAATGGAGCAATAACCGTACCAATTTGACACCGGCACGCCATAACATTACCATTACACAAACATGCCAGAAGGCTAAGAAATGCCCGAAACAATCCGTAAACAGTTTGCTGATTTGGCTGTCTATTCAGAGACGGCCAGAACGGCTGTGTCTGTGCGCGATGGCGTGCTTGAATACCTTGGCGCTGAGCTTGACCTTGAGCCGCTGGACAAGGTGTTTACTGTCTACCGCTCACCGGCCACCATCGCCAACGCCGCTTACGCCATGGCGGGCATCCCTCTCACTGATGAACACGTCAGTATGGAAGGCCCAGCGCTTGATTCAGGTAGCCGGGTTGAGTCTTCCGTAGTCATTGACCAGCTAGATGAGTCCACGCACTCACGCCTTGCTGTGCAGAACAAACTGGCCGTTAACGACACGCTCCAACTGCTATTGAAAGACAAGCGCCAACTGTCCCTTGGCTATGAGGCCGACTTGGTTCCCCATAGCCGTTGGGACTTTGAGCAAATAAACATCGCACCCCATCACCTTGCCGCTGTACCTGCTGGCCGTTGTGGCCCATTGTGCAGCTTCATTGACCGCAAACCTGATACACCCGTAAAGCCCCGGGAGGGCGACACCATGAAGCCGGAGAAGAAGTTAATCAAGGCGTTTACCGACGCTGAAGGTTCGGTGAGCCTGGAGCAGATCGTGGAGATTGCCACAGGCTTGCCCGAAGCTATCCGTAAAGTCCCAGTTGACCAGCTCGTAAAGCTGATGCCAGCCATGCAGGAAATTATGTCTTACGCTAAAGAGCAGGGCGCTATGCCTGCCGAACAGACTGAAATGGAGATGGAAGGCGAAGACATGGAGGGCGAAGAAAAGGAAAAGATGGACGAGGAAAAAGAAGGCGATAAAGAAAACTTCGCTGACTCTTCCAAGTTCAAAGATGCCGTCGCCAGTGCCGTCAAAGGCGAAGTAAAGCGCTACGCCGAAGTGGTCAACAAGGCCCGCAACTTCGTGGATGCTGAGTACGACTTCGCAGGCAAGACCGCCAACGCCGTTATGCGTGACGCACTGGCAACGCAGAGCACCGACAAGTTTGAAGACGCTGAACTGTCTGTCGCGTTCAAGTTGCTGCGCAAGGCGAACACCGACTATTCAACCTTTGGCGACACCAAGGCAGACACCGGCCTAATGTCTCGAATTTCCGAAACTCTGGGGGAGAAATAACCCATGGCTTTTAACAACACAGTATTGCAAGACAACCCGGATCTCGGCGCGGGCGAGGTCATCACAGCCAGCCCTTACAACGTATCGGCTTTCGAGCTGTTTGAAGATGGTCTAGTAGAAGGCCGCTTTGCTATGTACGCCGCCGGCCAGATTGACAACATGGATGGGGCAACCACTCCGGTTGTTGCGGGCATCGTTCGCCGCAAGATCACTGGCGAGATTGGAACCGGCGTCTATAGCACCAGCGGCCAAGCTATTGACCAAGTTGCCGAGATGATCAACTTTGGCTTTGCCACCGTCACCGTAACCGACGCCGCAGCACCGTCCAAGTATGACGCGGTGCAGTATATCAACGACGCGACCGCCGACGCTGGCAAGGCTACTGAGGCTGCCGTTGTGACGGGCATTGTGAGCGCTGGTGATGTGGTATTCTGGGAACAGAAAGCCGCTGGCGTTTGGCTCGTTCGCATCAATAAGTTTTTGTAAAGGGGATTGATAAATGAACAAACCTAATATTAAGCGAGTGCAATCCCTATACGGGATCAAGTCCTTTGACGCTGCCGCCGTGTACGCGAAGAAGAACTTCAAGGACGAAGGCGGCATTATCCTGGCGCGGAACTTGGAGCACGTTAGTGCCGAGATTTTCACCCAGGAATTTGCCGGCCTGACATTCCTGAATCAAGGTATCATTGTCAACAACGAAGGCGGCTACGCTACTTCGATTCGTAAATTGAAGCTGAAAACTGTTGGCGGGTTCCGTGAGTCTGGCACCAACACCAACACCACCGGAAAGATCACTCTTGAAGGCGAAGACGACAGCATCCCGGTGTTCACCAAAGAAGCCGAGTCTGATTGGTCCGAGATTGAACTGAAGCAAGCAGAGCTTGAGAACATCAACCTGCCGAGCCGGTTCTTTGAAGGTCACGCTGAACTGTACAACCGCGAGATTGACGACATCGGCTATATCGGCCAGGTGCGTACCGACGGCAGTCAGAAGACCACCGGCCTGCTGAACTATGCCAACTTCACCAGCAACAGCGCTGTAAAGACCGCAGCCGCATCAACTGGTCAAGAGCTTTACGACGAAATTGCAGAGATGATCACTAGCCAGTGGGCAGGCGTGCTTAACGTCGATACCTACATGGCTGATCGTGTGACCATGCCGGCATCGGTATACAACACTGCATCGGTGAAGATCCTGAACAGTGCAGGCTCTGAGATGACCGTGTTGCGTGCGCTGTCTGCCAACTTCCCGACTGTCACCTTTGGCCTCACAACCAAAGCAGAGTCAGTGGGCGGCGATTCCGTAACGGTAGCCTTCAGCTCCAACCGCCGGGCCTTGCAGTTCCGTCTGCCGGTTCCTCTGAACGTTTCCAGCGTCGATAAGCGCGGCTTCAAGTATTACGTTGAATCGTACTTCGGCCTAGCCGGCCTGGACGTGATCGAAGACGACGCGGCACAGATCCTTACCGGACTGTAACGCAGTGGCCAGCCGCTTGAACAGGGCTGGCGATCTTTACGGAGTGACGCAATGGACGATTACAAAGAGCACAAGTCTATGCCCAAAAAGGCACCGGCACCGCCGGCACCGACTGGCATAAAAACGTATCCGGTCGCCGGCATAAAGTGTACGGGCAGATTGTACG